ACAAGCTTGGAGAGCGCCACCTCAACATCTTCAGGCAGAGGCGCATCAGGCGGCGGCAGTTCAACGCCAAGCTGGTTCTCAATTTCGCGGCGATACTGGAAGCCGATATGCTCCGCGATGTGAGCCATAGCCGCAGCCTGGATCATGCTTGCCTGGGGCGACTGCCCAACAAGCTGCTGAATCTTCGGGTCCTGCATCGCGGCCATATGGACCTGAATGTGAGCCTCGTGGTCCTGATAGAGGAACGCCTTCACGGGCTTACCAGACAGGATCGCCATGTTCTCGGAAACAGGGTCCATCGGCTTCTTCTCATCCGTATTGGGGATGATCTTGCCGGGGTCCTGAATACCAAGCACGGTCAGCATCTGGCGATGCAGTTCCGGCAGATCGTACATCTGCGGAGCCTGAGCAGCCAACTGAAGCGCCGCTTGGTACTGAACCACACGCTGAGACAGAGAGGCAGCATTCGGATCAGTGACGGGGATGACATCAATTCTGCCATCATAGTCATCCGTTCGGGTGGCCCCGATATCCGTCTCGTAGTCGTAGTCGCCCTTCATGTGGACGCTAATGATGTCCACAAGCAGATCAAGCTCCTGCTTCATCGACGCATGAAGGCGCGCCTGCACGGCAGACATCACCTTCATCGCTCGCTCCATCAGAGCCAGCGTTGTCCCGACAGGGGCGCTCTGGTTGGCGTCGCCAATCTGAAGATCGGCAATCGACGCAAAGCGACGGCCTTCTTCGACAAGGCTACCCAGAAGAGAAGCAAGAACCTGAGACGGTTCCTTGTAGGGCAGGAAGGTGATGTTGTCTTTGATGGCCCCGGACGAGATATCCACATCCCGGAACTCGCCCGGCATCAGCGGCGTGCTGTCGCCCTTGATACGAAGACCACGAGACTTCAGGCCAGCAGGAAGATTCGCCAGCGTCCCGGCATCCACAAGCTGACGCAGGATCGAGGTGGCAGACTTGGCAATGCCGCCGATCAGATGAATCAGACCGAAGGGATAGAAGCCAAAGCCAGGGATATAGCCATACTGGACGAAGTGCTGGCGCTTCAGCTTCAGGTTGTCGTCCTGCTTCCAGTTCCGATAGATTGACAGGATCACTCCGGTCGAACGTTCGACTGTCACGACGTAGGGCAGGGCAATGCCAGTCGGCTCGCCGTCCTTACCCACATCCTCATAGCCGGGCAGATCAAGATCAACGTGGACTTCCAGCAGCATGTGCCGGTCGTCAGTGTCGATCTGCTCTTCACCAGACAGCTTGTCCTTGGTGCGCTGAATCTCGTTCCTGTCAGGGACGGGCTCAGACAGATCAACGTCACGATAGAAGCCCATGACCTGAAGCTTCCGAATCTCGTTCGGATGCTTCCGCATGATGTGCGTGTAGCGATTGGCTGTCTGAAGATCGGAAGCGCCGTAAGGCGCAACAAAGTCCTCAGCAGGGACGTAGATCGAAGTCGGGCGACCAAGGGTCGGGTCGAAGTAGACCTTCTTAAATGCTGCCCCAGCCAACGGGAGAGCGAACAGCATTCGCTCGTGTTCACCCCTGTACTCGGACATCTTCTCGGTCAGGATGTAGTTCAGGTCTTCCTTAACCCGAAGGGCCTGCCGCTCGCGCTCGGGCGTAACCCGGCCAACGATCTTGGTTTTGACCGGACCCCCGGCAGGGAAGGTCTCCATGATCGCCTGAGACTGAAAGCGTACTGCCGCCTCAGAGAGAATGGGATGGAAGACGCCACAGGCTCCGGGCCAGGGGCTAGAGCGATCCTCGATCTTCAGTCCAAGGAGGTCGAGACCCTTCTTGTAGGTCTGTTCCCAATCTTCCCTGGAGCGGCTGTCAGATTCAAAATCATCCAGCAGTTCATGGCCGAGAGCGCCAAGGTCGCGCGCGTCCATGTGTTCAGCCAGATTATCATGGAACCCCGGCATCATCTCTTGGGAAAGCTCAGGCCCGAGAATGACCAGAGCGCCACCGTCCTCTGTCTCAATCGAGACAGCATCCGGGTTCAGAATCTCAATCTCAAGGCCGCTGTCAGAAGGATTCCCCAACGGGCGCATCGCCTTATCAACAGCCACAGCCAATCCCCTTCACAGGCATATCAATAATAGTCCGCGCGACGGGGAATGTCAGGCTCATCATCGTAGTCCGAAGGCAGTCGAATAAATCCACCCTGGCGATACCTCATGAGAGCCATAATCACCGCGTCAACATAGTCATCATGTGAGCCATTGGGGAAAGAGGCGCATTCCTCGATAACCTCATCGGCCCATCGCGTCTCAGGTGCCCACACTATACCAGAGGCAAACATATCACTAACGCTATTTGCGCGCATGATCTTGTCTCCCGAAGCGCGCGTCGGGGTAAACTCCGAGACTGGGATGCCAATCTGACGTAGCTCGTGGATCAAAGGCAAGCCCGAAGCCTTGCCTTCGATCAACATCGTATCTGGTTGCCATTCCCTGTAGACCTCAAGAGCCCGTTGCTTGAGGTCCGGGAACTCCATCCGCTCCTTGAAGGCGTCGAGGAGAATAATATTCTGCCCTTCAACTCCAGCATCATTTACCTTGTCGAACACGCCCCAGACAGTGAAGGCGCTGTAGTCCGAGCGGTTGTTCTTTGTGAATGCAGTATCCGCCGAGATGATGATATACTCACACTCGGGCGGTCGGCTCCGATCCCAACGCTTCCACCACTCTCTCTTGAGAATAGCTCCTTCAGCATTGGTCGGCTGCTGCTGATACTGAGCGTTCCACTTATGTGCCGGGAGTTCAGCCTTCAGCGCCTCAAGCGCCTCGATCTTCCAGAACTGGGGCCACAGGGAGTTACCTGATGGCAGAATGGCCGGAAGCTCGATGACCTCCCACTCAGACTCACCATCTCCGCGTTCGGTCGATGTCTGAATAAGACGGCCCGTCAGGTCTCGCTTACCCCAGCGCGTCATCACAATCACAATGCGCGCATCCGGCTGAAGACGCTGCCGGGGACCGGACGTGTACCAGTCGAACGCCTTGTCATAGATCGCAGGATCATGAGCGGCGAGAATTGCCTCCTGCTCCGTGTGTGGGTCATCAATGATGAACAGGTCCGCACCCTTACCGGCAATCGCGCCGCCAACACCCACGGCGAAGTACTCTCCGCCCTTGTTGGTTGCCCAGCGACCAGACGCCTTCGAGTCCGACTGGAGGTCAACGTCTGGAAAGATTTTCTTGAAGTCCTCCGTGTCTAGAAGGTTTCTGACCTTCCGACCGAAGTTCACTGCCAACTCAGCCGTGTGGGTGGCCTGGATGATCTTCTTGTCTGGGAAGTTCCCCATGAACCAAGCAGGCAGCAGGAAGGACGCGAACTCCGACTTTGTGTGCCGGGGCGGCATGTTGATGATGAGCCGCTTGCAGTCCCCAAAGAGAACCTTCTCGAAGGCTTCAGCCATCACCTTGTGATGAGCGCCGTCGATAAAGCCCGGCCACATCTGCCGCACGAAAGGCAGAAACCCTTTCCTCGAAGCCTCTCGGCCTTTGGCCTGCTCTAGCTTCTCCACAATCCGAAGCAGTTCGATCTGCTCGGACTCGGGAAGGTCTTTGATCTTGGGCAGAATGTCTTCGAGGTTCATAAAAAAAAGCCCCCATCGCTGGGGGCTAGTCGGAACGTAGGGAGAAACCAAACACACTGATTCGGAGAGACCTCCGACATAACATCAAATTCTGCCCCAACAGTCAAGGGAATCATCAAGCGGCGTCCCTAACCACGGTCAAAGCTCGCGCACGTCGAGGCATCGTCTGCAAATGACCGCGCTCAACGAGCGCATCCACAACACGCTTCACGCCAGACTTTGAGACAATCCCAACAGCCTCACCAATCTCCTGATAGGACGGCGAACAGCCATTATCCGCACAGTACTTGGTCACAAACTCAAGCACCAAGCTTTGCCTCTTAGTCACACCCATCTTCGGCACCTGTGGAATCCTATCAAACATCTTAGGTTGCCTTTGCCTTAACCATAAGACCCATAGTTCCACAGGGAAGACGCTTCTGAGACATCAGAATCTTATCATCCCGATGCAACCCCCTAGCATCAGTCACGCTCAAGACAGCATCCGGCACAGAAACCCACCGGGAAAAGCCAGAGCCTTGAACCCCAGTGTACTGAGACTCCGCAATCAGAGTCCAAGTCTCAGGTAACTTCATCTCAGCTTCCCCAAACCAAGGAACAAACCATATCCAAAGGCGCTACTAAGCGCAATCCTGCCCCAAAACCAGGGAATTACCACCTTGCGGTTGTGCTGCTTGGGCGGAAATGGCCCAAAAAGCCGGGAAAATACCTACCGTGGGTAGAGTATGTGGGATTTTTGTGATGGCCCCGGCCTGGGTATGGGACCCAAAAAGAGAAGGGGGTGGGTTTCTAGGGAGAGAATGGCTGGGGATGGGGCAGAAAATGGATAGGGGGGGATATCAGGGGTTATGAAATCGTTTGAGTGGAATAGTATGTATATGGCGGGTGGGCACGCGCGCGCGAACGGGTGGGTGCCCGGTGGGTGGGGTCGGCGGTGCCCCGTTTCAGACACCGCCACCCCAAGCCAAGCCCTTGATTTCATTGGGTTTTAGACCAGCAGCCTCGCGCGCGATCTATTCTAAGCGCGATGCGCGCCGCGCAATCCTTCCTTGGACGGCAAGCGTCACCCTGTCTTGCCCAGCACGGCACGCAACCGGGCTTCCAGCGTCGCGGCGAGATCAGCCGGTGCAGCCTCTGGCGGCTCAGTCGCAACCCGGTCGCGGAACATGCCCACGGTGTCTAGCTTCCCCAGCAATTCCAGACTGCGAACGCGAGCCGCACTAGGGTTGTCTGGGTCGATACTCTCAGCGTGAAGGCGTTCGATGACGTGCTGTCTGATCCGCGCGGCATCAAGCGATGTTTTTGCCTGCCTCTGTTGCACCAAGGCGTTAACCCTTGCGGCGATCAGGGGGTTTGCCATGAGGCGGCAAGCCTCGGCGTGGATGGTGGCCGGTGCCATGTTGGCGGCGTCATATGCGGCACGGTAGGCAACGGCCAGGGTTTCGCCCCTGCTGCCGACACCTTGGGCGAACGCTTCCTGTTTGGCTGTCAGCCCGTTTGCGTCTTTCCCTTGGCCCTTGGCGAGATGGACCACCTCAGCCGGGGATGCTGCCACAACACGCAGGACAGGGGCCTTTCGCTGTCGCTTTCCTGTCTTCTCTCCCTTGGGCTTATCGGACACCGCGACCTCTGGGCAGCTTCGCTGCTTACGTTGGGAACAAACCGGGAACCACTCTCGGCACCCGATCCTGCCGCACCATGCGGCCCGGCCATCCTACCAGCACGCCCTGGCAGCACACAACAAAGCGATAGTGGAACGTATACACGCACCAGGCTGCACACCCCCTGTCAGAAAAAAAAATATCAGACCCAGGCCAAACAGCACCTAACCCTATGAAATCACACATTAAAAAAAATATCAGACCGTGGTCTTGAATGCACTTTTAGGCTCCCCATCTGTTGTCACGGTTGCTGCGATTGGTGTCTCTCAGAGACGCACCGCCGCCGCACACCACCGCTCTTTGAGACTGTGCATCTGGGCCGAGCATGACCGGGGCGACTAGCAACCGCCTCCCATGCGAAGCCATCCACCGAGTAGCGCCCACGGTAAAAAGACGGCGCGACAATCTGCACGGGCTGGGCGTTCCAGTCCCGGAGCAGGGAACCAAGAGTAGTAAGCAGGACAACCCATCCCAGGCTGACGTAAGCGCGCCAACACAAGCTTGTGAGCCAGTCGCCAATGGGAGGTAGGGCATGAGCCAATCCGACATAAGTGCGCCACCCGCATGGGTGTGAGCCAGTCCGGTGCGGCGCGACGCCGGGTGTCCTGTTGGTCTGGCGGTGCCACGGCATCGCCTGCACCGGCAGCCTAGCCGATCACCGGCTGGGCTGCTGGTACAGAGGATCGAGACGATGAACCGCAAGGGCATCTTGAATGACATTCGCCACGCTCAACGCTGCCTGCATGAAGCGCGGCAGGCGATGAAAAACGGGCAGGACGACATCCTGCTCCAACGGCTGTCCCTGGCCGCACAATACGCCGCCCTGGCATCTCACTTCATGCCAGAGGAACAACCCGGCGTGACGGAGATGCGGAACGTATGGGCACCCGCCATGAAGGCTTGCGAAGCCTCCATGAAGGAAATGCACAAGGCCAAGTAACTGCCAGCCAGAGGCTGGTGCGTCTGGAACAATTAGACAACTAACGGAGAGGCAACCATGAGCGAAGCTTGCAGCCTTTACGTGGAATACCTCACGCCCCCGTCCTACTGGGCAGAAGATTACGAGCCGCCCTTCATGGGCGACCCCGGCTTCTATGTGTCCTGCAACGGGGATGTCGTCTCCGGGCCGTATGACACAAAGGCAGAGGCAGAGGCGGAACGCCGCTATTTGATCAGCATCACGGCGGAATAACGGGTGCGCCCTGCCGGGCGATATCTGACAGAACAACCCAACAACGGAGAGACAACCATGCGCCAAGCTATCGTCACCAAGTTCCTGGGTCCGACCTACACGCAGGGAGGCCGCGTGAAGGCCACCGCCGACGCCGGGAGCATCACTCTATCCTGGGACCACGCCCTGGGGGTGGAAGATAACCACCGCGCAGCCGCCATCGCCCTGGCGCGCAAGCTGGGCTGGTGCGAGCGCGAAGACCAATGGGTGGGAGGGTCCACCCCTGGCGCTGGCTATGCCTTCGTCCTGCTGCCCATCTGAAACCAAGGGAGAGACAGCTATGGTCTACTATTTCGACATCCCGACCATGTCGGTCGCTGCGCGCTTCCGCGCCGCGCGCTCCTGCCTCTTCCAGGGCTACCTGACCCAGGTCCGCACCGGGGCGCTGACGATGGCCCTGGCTCGCCAATACTGGCGCGCTGCAGCCCATCACGCCCGAGAGATGTATCCCACCGCCTGAAGAGGCCCCGGCAGGGGCCGAAACCTAGCCCGGCGCAAGCCGGGCGATGGTCGCGGATGCAACCAACGGAGACGACGATGATGCTGCCCACCATCCACCGGAACGGCTCATCCAAGGATGACCTGTTCGACGGCTACATGGCCGCCCTGGCGGCGATGCAAACCGCCATCGACGCGGTGATCCAGACCGCGCCGCATGGCCGGGACTATTACCCCCAGGGCGATGACGCCCTGCGGCAGGCGATGGCTGAACACCGGGACCGCCTGCGGCGGCTGGGAACCGTCGCGGATGAACTGAACGCCCTGGCCGCTCATACCATCTAGAACGGAGAGACAACCATGATGCCCGTAATCAAGCACAGCTACATCGTGCCCCTGACGAAGCAGGAAAACGCCGCCGTGGGACGGTTGGTGCGCGCCGTCACAAGCCGGGGCCTGTCCATCCAAGTCTGGAACGGGGAGGAAGAGATGCTGCCCCAGCCGAG